GTGCTAATGTGAATTTTCTCGACTGTAACGTGTAGTATGGGTCTTGAGAATCGGTTGGTTCTTCTCTAAATGACGCAACTCCTACAGAGTATTGGTCTTCAGTGGTTGTTCCAGTACCACAGTTCTTACAAAGAGTAGTGACACATAATTCACCTAATGTATTAACACAAGTAGCTCCACTATCCATGTGGAATCCTTGAGTTAAACAGTTATAATCTGTACCATCTAAATCATTACATGGGTCTGTCGGTGCTTGTTTTCCTTTATATTGGAAGAAATCCGGGTCAAAAGCCGATGCTTCAGTATCTGAGATACCTAAGTAAACTCTTCTAATCTTATCTCCTGCACTTATTACTGAGTTGTCTACAGTTGAACTTATAGCGAAAGGTGGATTCCAGATTACATCACCTGGTTTATTATATTTTGTTTTATAGTATAGTGTAGGACTTTGTTCTCCTAAGTAATTTCTAGTTACATAACCTTCGAATCCACAAGGAACAGCGTCATGACGGTTAGTGTCAGTTTCTTGTTCTGGGTCTAGGTCTACCATAATGTATCTACTCTTTAATTCGTATTCACCATTAGCTGTACCAATTTTAACCCCAACAAATGAGTTCAAATTAGGATTCATACTACATCTTGTGTATCTTTCTAACACTACAGGTGACGCGTCTGTGTCGTAGAAACTTCTTACTAAGACATCAAACTCATTTCTTTCAAATGATATATTAACAATTGATATTTTAACTTGTGTGTTAGCGGCGTTACCGTCACAGATAGATATAAATCTAAATAATTTATATACTTTGGTACCTCTTAGTTCAGAAACAACATAAGGTGTTACTGGTGTTTGCCATTGTTCTTGATAAAAACCTATTGTTCCAGCCTTTGTTTGATTTCTAAATGAAGGTAAATCTAATAAACTACAATTTAGTCCTTTGATATAACCCTTTTTATAAGCGTATGTTAACATGTTAGGATAAGCTTCCTCTACAAAAATTGGAACTTGTTCCATGTCTTTATCGAATGGTGCCACACCAAACACTCGTTTAACGAAGTCTTTTGATGTTGGTGACATAGAAGTCTCAAATCTAAATGAGTCACCATCTACATCAGTAACATCTATACCAAACGTAGCAAATGGGTCTGTATTAACTTGAGAGAATGTATTACCTGTACAAACCATGGTTACGTCAGTTCCACCAGTTACTTGATAAACTGGTCCACCTGAACTTTGTGTACTAACACCTCTTGAACGGAAAGTTGCAACTACTAAATCATTGTAATTACAGAAAGTTTCTCCAGTATATAAAGTATATGAGAATCTTAAAGCTGATGCTCCAGAGTATAAACCTGTTTGAGCAGACGTACTAACATCTAAAACATCATTGGTATTAACCCCTAAACTCATTGAGAATCCAGTATACATATCGGTACCTGGAATTATATCAAAGAATCCGTATAACCAAGGGTCGTTTACGTCATTACAGAATACTGAAGGTTTAGGATTACAAGAAGAACCTAAAACTTGTGTTTCTGTTACACCACTAAACTTACTTTGGTAGGTATAACCAGAGGACGCTGTATTACCAACGTTCTCTAAATAAGTTCCTTCGTATAATGTATTTCCTGACACTTCATCACCATCATAATTACAACCAAAAGAAATCTCTTGACTAGTTCCACTTGTTACAAAGAAACAAGGAGTTCCTCCAGTCGCACAGAACGGCGAATGTGATAAAGTAGAATAGTAGGTTGATAACATACTAGTAAGTTCAGCTGATATAGTTGTACTACTACCGTCTGTTTTGGTTAATGTAGTATTAATTTTTTCAGAAATTGGCCAAGGTAACTCATCGACTGGATTAACTGTTGTTGAAGAGTTTGTAAAAACAGAAGTGGAACCTGTGAAGTATAATCCAATAGAACCCGTATTTACCACAGCAGTAGAGCCGCTAGTTGATTCAAAGGCTGTTCCAGTATTACATGTAGAAGCACTATATAAAGTACCTGTAGTATCAGCACACTGAGTTCTAATAGTTTCACAATCTGGGTTACCAACTGTTGTTATTGACCAAGAAGGTCCCGCATCATATCCAGAATAACCCAATACTCTAGTCACAAATAACTGATTAGATTGTTGTAAATATGCTTTTGCTATATATGATAATTCGTATTTAGGAATTTGTGTTTCCGTAAACTTTTCTGGGTTTAATGAACCGAAATAGGTTTGGAATTCTCCGTATGAACTTATAAAAATAGGTTCAAAAGCAGGACCCTGAAGAGTTTCACCAGCTAAACCAAGTGTGGTTACACCAACACTTTGTGCTACGAAACTTAAATCTTTTTCTGACGTGTATACCCCTGGGGATACAAAAACTTTTCCGTCTGTTGCCATGTTAATTAATTTTTTTTATATTTTTGGTTTTATTTTATTAATAAATATTATCTCTAATCCCAAAAGATTACGACATTTTTGACTATTACAAGTTCTTGTAAGAAAAAAAACATACTTTTTTCATACTTATGGTTATGCCTTACCCTAAAAACATAAAAAACATTAAAATAGATAGTGGGGTCCACAAACTATTAAAAGACTATTGTAGTAAAAACGGTTTAAAAATGTTTCAGTTTGTCGAGAAGTTGATAAAAGAAAAATGTTCACCAAAAAAAGACATTTACGGAGACCTTTAAATAAATTTTGTTTGTAAAGTAATTGTTTGGGGTTCTGACGCATCTAATGGAGTTAAATTAAATCTTAAACTCTGACCTCTAGACACATAGTATGTTGTAAATTCATCACTAACTAATTCAGTAACTCCGTCAATCACAATACCTACAGTATAGTTATTATTATTGGTAGTTTCAGTAACCTGAACATTAGCGTCAAATTCAAAAGGTATGGTAAGTACGATTACACCAGCGTCAATAGTAAAAGTTTCAGTAAAAATACTAAGTGGGTTTTCTTTAGTTGGGCCTGCGTCACGTTTTTTAGTTTTTAAATCTGTTTCAAAAACTAATAACTTTCTTGTAATTGCTGGAGTTACCTCAAATTCTTCTTCATCTATTAAAAATCCTTGAAGTTGTAATTGATAATCTTGTGTGTAAAACTTTCTTTTATCATTATCTGAAATTTGACTTTCATCACTAATTGTTTCTAAAATAATAGGTATATAATGTCCTTTTACAAATGTATATGCCTGTCTAGATGTAAAAGTTTGCATCATCACTTTGTTAAATTGGTTTAACTCTCTCATTCTATTACACACAATTTTAAGATTGTATGTAATATCTACAGGAACTGGTTGTGGTATTTTATATAAATCCATCCCTTTTCTTTGACCATCCCATGTAGGAACTTTAGCGTAGTGAAAAGTTCTTCTATCTGGTATGGTATAAATTAAAGAAGGGTTAGAACCATACTGTACTGTGGGATTTCTTACAGTTACCAAAAACGGAATTTCAGGATTTAAATCTTTATCACTAAATGACCAAGTATTTGAAAACTCTGCCCATCTTTGTATTGTAAGTATTTGGTCAACAATTGAGATTCCTTTACCATTTACACTTATCTGAAGTCTATCCTTAACAAAATCTAACATACCTTTATCTAAATCAGCGTGTAGAACACTCTTAGGTAAAAATGTACCGTCTTCACTAATAAATTCAGCTAATTGTTTTCTTCTTTTAGGTGTTGATAATCCATCATACCCCGATGGGTATTGTGGTTGATTTCTAACCACAGGATACATGTTAAGTGTCTTTTTAATTTTTTTATTTATTTTACCCATAATTAAATTCCTTTAAATTCATTTTCACTTGTTGGTACACATGTTATGGTCCTATAAAAAGATTTATAACCTAGGATAGTGTGTGCATTATCTCCAGCTACTCTGCCATCATTAGATACAGTAAAGTATCTTGTAAAATCTTCAGTTTCTGGGTAACCTATGTAGTCACCATATTTTATGTCTATACCTAACTGTTCAAGTTCTTTTTTGTAGACACTAATAGTAAGATTACCACTTTCTAAATATCTCATTAAACCACCCGCATAACTATCATTAGTAGGTCCAGAAATGTTAACTAAGGCTTTAAATTCTACAGGGGGAAAAAATCTTATTTCTTCTTCAGCAGCTTCACCATAAACATCATCAGTAACACTTTTACTCCTATCTACACTATATAAAACCAAAGTAAAATTTAAATTACCGTGTAGGTACTCCATACCCATGGACTCTTGGAGCCGGAAGTCTTCGTCACCAAAAAACTTATTTACTCTCGTTATGGGTACCCTTTTTTCACTCATTGTTAACGTTTTTTATTTATAAATATCTAGTTTTTACTTATATTTAGGTTGGATAATTATCATATTGTGGAAATAAAAATACCAGAAGTTGAAGCTCGTAGCATACTATCTACATATAGTGGAGCCAATAATTTTATATTAGATTTAAAAGAAAAAATTAAAAGTAAGTACTTTAATCT